GAAAAGGAGTCCACCATGGACAAAGCCACCCTGGAAAAGCAGCACCCCGCGCTGTTCGCCCAACTGAAAACCGAGTTTGCTGCCGAAGCCACGGCGACGGCCACCACCGCCGGTGCTGCGGCCGAACGCCAGCGCATCGCCGATGTGTGTGCCCAGTCGCTGGCCGGCCACGAGGCGCTGATCGAGACCATGGCTCTTGATGGCAAGACTACCGGTGCTGAAGCCGCGATGGCCGTGCTTGCCGCAGAGCGCACCCGCCTTGCTTCCGCAGGTGCTTCGCATTTCAAGGATGCACCAGCTGCTGCCAAGCACGGCGCCGCACCGTCGGATGCGAAGAAGACGCCTGCCCAACAGGCCGCAGAGGCTACGACGCTCGCCAAATCCAAAGGCATCAGCGTCGTCGCCGCACTGAAGGAGCTGGGTTACGCCTGATACGGCGCTGCCTGACCATCCCATTCACTCCTGGAGCAATTCATGAACAAAGCCAACATTTCCCTGCTGACGTTGACCGTCAGCGCTGCCGCCGCCCTGGTGGCCAACCGTTTCGTCAAGACCGTCGGCACGTACCCGTCTGCTGGCGGCCTCGCCCTGGGTGTGACCCGCTGCGACGGTGGCGTGGGTGACCTGATTCCGGTCGACGTGCAGGGTACTGCCGTGGTCGAGGCCGGCGCTGACATCGCGGCCGACGTCCCGGTGATGGTGACCGCCACCGGCACCATCGTCGCGCACGACGGCGACGGCGACAAGCATGCCGTGGGCCGCTCGCTGGAAGCCGTTGTGAGCGGCGGCCTGATCGAGATCCTGCTGGTGCCCACGGCTGGCGTCCTGGTCACCGCCGCCTGATCCACCCTTTTTCAATTTTCTCGGAGATCCTTCAAATGAACACATCCCAAGCCCGGGCCATTGACCCCATCCTGACCGCTGTCGCCCGTGGTTACGAAAGCCAGTTCCCCCTGGTTGCCGACGTCCTCTTCCCAGTTGTGCCGGTCAACGCACGCGGCGGCACCATTATCACTTTCGGCCGTGAGCAGTTCCAGGTGGTTGACACCCGCCGCGCGCCTGGTGCCGATACCAAATCCATCGAGATCGGCTACGGCACCGGCAAGTACTCGCTGACCGACAACCGTTTGATGGGCAAGGTGCCGGTCGAGCACATGGAAGAGGCCGCTGCCGTGCCCGGCATTGACCTGGCCAGCCGCGCCGTCGTGGTGGTGCAGGACAAGATGTCGCTGGAGCGCGAAGTCCACGCGGCCAGCCTGGCGCGTGCTGCTGGTGCCTATGCAGCTAGCAACAAGACGACGCTGTCGGGCGCTGACCTGTGGGCCGACCCAGCGAGCAACCCGTTCGTGGTCATTGAGGCAGCGAAGGAAGCGATCCGCAAAAAAATCGGCCGTCGCCCGAACGTCATGGAATTAGGTCCGGTGGTGCTCAGCGCCTTGCGCAACCATCCGCTGGTGATGAGCAAGCTGTCCACCTCGACCGACCGCACGCCGGCCACGCTGGCGCAACTGCAGGCGCTGTTCGAGATCGCGCAGATCATCGAAGGCGGCGCCATCATGGACACGGCCAACAGTTTCATCGACGTGTGGGGCAACGATGCCATCCTGGCCTATGTGACGCCCAAGAGCCTGCAGGAAATGGGCAGCCAGAACTACGGCTATACCTACCAGCTGCAAGACTATCCCCGGGTCGAAGAGGCTTACCTTGATCGGGGCAAGAACAGCTTCATGTACCCGGTGTCTGGCGCCAGCCAAGCGGTGCTCACCAGCGCCGACAGCGGCTTCCTGATCAAGTCGGCTGTTCCCGTTTAAGACGCGCGATGCTCGACCTTGAAGCCGACTTGGCCAACGTGTTCTTCAGCACTGACTTTGCCGCCCCCTTCACCCGCCAGCGCCCCGGTGCCGACGGTGTGACGGTGATGGTGATCCTGGGCGCTGTCGATCAGGAAGCGCTGGACGGCCGTGTCATGTCTGCAGTGCGTACCGCGCGCTTTGCAGGTGGTCAGGATGTGCAGTCCGGCGACAGTCTGATCGCCCAACAGGCGGCCGGGCCTGACGTGCCAATGGGCACCGCTTTCCGGGTGCTCGACACGCCGCGCAGGGTCAACGATGGCCTCGAACTGGAGGCGCTGCTGGGCAGCGCAACCGCATGAGCACCACTGCTGACACGCTGCCGCAAGGCGCGCCCTTTGCGATCGGCGAGGCGGTAGTGGCCGCGCTTCGGGCAGCTGTGGATCTTGTCGGCGCGAAAGTGCTGGACAACCCCTTGCGCCTGGCTGACCTGACCGACGGCGATCGCATCGTGTTCTTTGAGGATGCTTCGGACGGCTTTATTGACCAGCCGGGGCAAGTTCAAAAGCGCGTGTACGGCTTCACCATCGGCGTCATCAACCGCAGCACCGAGGCGCGGCGCGGCGCGCATGGCGACTACCGCGCTGCCAAGCGTGCCGTGCGTGCTGCGCTGCCCAACTTGGCCGATGTGCTGCGCACCGGGCCACTGCGTGAAGGCGCCGTGTCCTACCGCCTGGAAAACATCGACGTGGGCGGCAGCCTGGTGCTGGGCAGCTTCACCGTCGAATACCGCGACCCGACCTAGACCGCCGGGGCAAGTCTTTTCTTTATCCCTTCCGGGCCTGTCTGCATTGCGCAGCAGGCCTTTTTCATTGGAGCATTTTCATGACCATCGCAAAAGCAATTCTGGGCGCCGGCAGCGTCCGTCTGGACTACTACGACCCTGCACTGGGCGCCTATCAGGGCCTGGGTGACAAACTCGAAGCCGATAAGTTCGAGATCACGCCTGACTCGGACACAAAGGAAAAAACCAGCAAGAGCCGCGAGGCCTATGGCCAGGCCATCGCGTCCGTGGTTATCCCCAAGCCCACCAAAATTGCCATTACGCTGTCGGGCCTCTCGGTCCAGGCACTGGCCATGCAGTTTCAAGGCGTCCGCACCGCCTGGACGCAGGGCGCGGCCGCGATCGTCGACGAAGCCGTGGTGGCAAAGCTGGACAAGTGGACCAAATTGTCCAAGCGCAATTTTTCGGATGTCGGTTTTACCGTCAAGAGCAGCGCCGGCAGCACGACCTACGAGCTGGGCAAAGACTACGAGGTGAACTACTTCACCGGCGAAATCAAGCCGCTGGCCAGCGGGGAAATTGCTGCCGATGAACCGCTCAAGGTCAGCGGCAACGCCTTAGCCATTGCTGGCGACACGATTCGCGGTGGTGTCCAGCCGCAGGTGCGTGCCCGGGCCGTCTGGGAGGGCGTGAACATGGTCGATGGTCAGCAGATCGAGGTGGAGGCCTGGGAAGCGGTGCTCAGTTCGAGCAACGGCTTCGACTTCCTGGCTGACGATTTCAACGGCATTGAGCTGAGCGGCACCCTGGTGGTACCGACTGGCAAGACCGAGCCGTATGTCGTGCGGCTGAAAAACCTGGGCTGAACTTAACGCAAGAAAGAGGAAACTATCATGCGTACCATTCACGACCACCAGGTCAGCCCAGCCGACAAGGCCTTGGCCATCACTGTGCTGGACGAACCCGGCTCTGGCGGTGCCCACCACGCGTACCTGATTTCCGGGTTCGACAACACAAAGAACCCTTCGGACCCCGACGATCAAGATGCAGACACTGCACTTATCCTCTTCCAGAACGGCCCTATCCCCGACAACGGCGTGAACGGCATCACTGTCGAGGCACTACTGGCTATCTGCGCCGACCGCCTGAAGTGCTTCCAAAAGGGGCCGTTTTCCAACAAAGCCAATGCCTGCGCCTTGACACACATTGAGGAAGCCATGCACTGGCTGCAGCAGCGCACGATTGAACGCATGCGGCGAGGTGTCGAAGGAACCCTCAACGTCTGAAGAATCTAGGCTCTTCAAAGTCCTCCCACAAGGCCCCTGCGTCACCCGCGCCGGGGCCTTTTCCGTGCGCTTCTACCCCCTGAAAACCTTCACCTGAACATTGCATGGCAGATCCAAAAATCAAGTACGACATTGAGGCCGATGTCAAAGGAGATGCCGAGGTCGGCCGGCTTGCTGGCCAGCTCGAAGCACTGGCAAAGACGCTCGACGGCGATCTCAAGAACAACGCTAACGCTGCAGCGGCCGCACTGCGTCAGCTGGGCGACAAACAGGCTGCCATTACCCGCTTTGTCGAACTCAAGCAGGGTGCCCAGGACGCTGCCGCTCGGCTGCTCGAAGCCCAGGCGGCTGCCCAGAAAATGGGGCAAACGCTGGCCGCGACCGAAACGCCCACACGGTCGCAGGCCGGCCAGATGCAAAAGCTGGGCGATGCCGTACGCGCCGCCAAGGCCGAAGTGCTGGCGCAAAACCTTGCCCTGCAGCAGGCGCGCGGTGCGCTGCAGCAGTACGGCGTCAGCACCCAGAATCTTTCCCAGTTGCAGCAGAACGTCAAGGCGGCTGTCGGTGCAGCTAAGCTCGAAATCAATGCCCTGGTGCCTGCCTATGCGCAGGCCGGCCAGCAGGCTGCAGCATCGGCCGCCCAGCAAAAACAGGCCAATGCCGGCGTCGGCAAGAGCGTGTCCGATATCGGCGACCAGCTGCGCAAGATCCAGAACATCGCCATGGCTGCAGCCGGTGGTGGTTTCCTCGGCGGCTTGGCCAAGGATGCACTCACGACCGCCGATGCCTACAACAACCTCCAGGCCCGCATCAAGCTGGTGACGGGGGAGGGCACGCTGCTGGCAAGCAGCTTTCAGGGTGTGGGCGAAATTGCATTGCGCACCAATACCGACCTGGAGCAGACCGGCACCCTGTTTGCGCGAATTGCCGAGGCTGGCAAAAGTGCCGGTCTTGGCGCTCAGCAGGCTGTCACCCAGTCCCTGGCGCTTACGGAAACCATCAACCAGTCCGTGCAGCTGTCGGGCACCAGCGCCGAATCCTCCAAGGCTGCGATCACGCAGCTGATCCAGGGTCTGCAGTCGGGTGTGCTGCGCGGCGAGGAATTCAACAGCGTCATGGAGCAGTCGCCGCGCCTGGCCAAGGCACTGGCCGATGGCCTGGGCGTGACCACCGGCGAGCTGCGCAAGATGGCCGAAGCTGGCAGCCTCACCACCGACGTCGTGATCCGCTCGCTGCGCAGCCAGTCCGACACCATCAAGAGCGAATTTGCCAGTCTGCCGCCCACCGTAGGCCGCGCCATTGAAAACCTGAACACGTCCTGGACGCTGTTTGTCGGCAACCTCGACAAAGGCACGGGCATCAGCAAGACGGTCGCCAGCGCGATTGACGCCCTGGCCGGCAATCTCAACACCGTATTGACCGTGGCCGGTCATGCTGCTGTGGCTTGGGGCGGCTACACGCTGGCGCAAAAACTGGCAGCTGCCGGCTCCAACCAATCGGCCATTGCCATCGAGCGGGCCGCGCTGGCCGCCACAGGTCAGGGCGCTGCCAGCGGCCGCGCTGCCGTGTCCACTAGCGCCCACGGCAAGGCCGCTGCAGTGGCCGCTGTCGAGGTGGCCAGCTACGGCGCTGCCACGGCTGGCGCTGGTACAGCTGTGGCAGCCAATACGGTGCAAGCGGCCACCGCAGCGGGCGGCTACCGGGCGCTGGCGGGTACCGTGCTCACCGCTGCCAGCAAGTTTGCACTTTGGGGAACGGTGGCGTATGAGGGCTACGGCATCCTCAAGTCCACCGGCGTTGCCTTGGGCGAAGGCATCGCCAAATGGCAGGGCTACAAAAATGCCGAAGAGTCGATGGCTGAGCAGGAAAAAAAGCTGGCTGCCGCCACCCAGGCCACAGCCGATGCTCAGTTCAAGCAGTCCGAAGCGATGCGGATCGCTAAGGATGCATCGTTCGGCCTCTCGAAAGAAGCCGGCGTCCTGTCTGCAAAATTCGACAAACTGGTCAAGGATGGCGATTCTGCGGCTGAAGCCATCGGCAAGATCGGCAAGGATTTCAACCTGGGCAGGCTGCCCGGCATCTTGAACGCAGCCGGCGTGCTCGACAGGCTCAGGGCTGACGGCAAGCTGACGGCTGCCGAGTTCCAGGCCGCCTGGGCGAAGGCGCTCGACGGAAAAGATTTGGCGGTGTTTGAGACCACCGCCAAGGCCGCCTTTACCGGCACCAAGCGCGAGGCTGAGCTGCTGGCCCAGCTGCTTGATGCCGGCCTGCGCGAATCCATTAAGCGCGCCGGGCTGGATTTTGACAACCTCAAGGGTAGTGTCAGCGCCACCGCAAGAAGCGCCGTCAACGACACCCAGACCATCATTGACGGTTTGGACAGGCTCAAAGCCCAAGGCGTTGATACCGGTCGCGCGCTGGCAGCGAGCATCGGCAAGGGCATCGAGACAGCTGACACGCAAAAAGCGCTGGAGCTGGTCAAGCAGCAGATCGAAGCCGTGCGCGCCAAGTTGGGCGAGACCGTCGCCAATGGCCTGCTCGACCAGGCCAAGCAAAAGAGCCTGGACCTCAAAGATGCGCTGGACAAGGCCATGCCCGGCATTCAGTCCGTGAGCGAAGCTATGAGCCGCCTGGGCCTGCAGTCCACCGAGAGCCTGCAGCTGGCGGCAAAGAGCGCCACCGAAGCCTTTGATGTCATCAAGGCCAAGGGCCGCGAGGAGGGCGAATCCTACGTTGCTTGGCAGTCGCGCAAACAAGAGGCTGGCCGCGCGATGATCGAGCGTGCCATCGCGGCAAATCGCGGTATGGCTGATTCGACGATCATTTCCCGCGCGGCCATGGAAGGGCTGGAGGTCCAGACCGACAGCACGGGCAGGGCGATTGTGCGCGCTGCTGGTGAAGGGGCAAAAGCTGTTGGCGCTCTGGGTGACCAGTTCCGTATGACGGCTGAACAGGTTAAAGCGCTGGAAGAAGCGCAGGACCGGCTGATGATGAAGTACACGCAGAGTGCCAATTACACCGAACGTCAGATCGCGCTGCTGGAGAAAGAAGCCGCAGCAGCCCAAAAAGTAATTGACCTTGAAAACAAGCGCCTGAACCGCGACAAGGAAGGCTACAGCCTCAACACCAACGGCCAGCGCGTGGTCCAGCAGGTTGAAACAAAGGCCAGCATTTATGAGCGCGCTAAGAGCGCAGGTCTGACCGATGCCCAAGCCGTGAAGCTCTCGAACGAGACGGCACTGCCCTACAACGGGCCATCGGTGATTGCCGGCACGCGCCCCGAGGACATGGACGGCTCGAACTGGGGCACCCGGCTGCAGGCATCTATCGACAAGCTGGTGCTGGCCAATGCCGCGCAATCGACCAGTACTGCGCAAACCAAGACATATCGAGTCGATGTCAACGACAACGGTCAATCACGCCAGTACACCGCATCCTCCGATGCTGATGCTCAGGCGCTGGCCAACATGCTCAAAGGCATTCAGACCGCATCACTCAGGGCCTCTTAAAAATGACCATGACATTAACCGCTGGCGCCACCAGCGTTGCACTCGACGCTGATTTGCTGTGGACCGATGAGCACAGCTGGCATCCCGTTGAGCAGTCTGTCGAGCGAAGCATTACTGGCGCCCAAATCATCAGCGTGGCCACCCGCATCGGGGGCCGTCCCATCACGCTGCAGCCCGAAGACGATGGCAGCGCCTGGATGACGGCTGTCGATGTGGCCCAGCTCAAGGCCTGGGCCGCGATTGCTGGGCAGCAACTGCAGCTCACGCTTCGCGGCATCACCCGCACCGTTCTCTTTCGCCACCCGGACGCCCTGGAAGCTGTGCCCGTGGTGCATTACAGCGACGTCCAAGACGCCGACTGGTACCGCCTCACCTTACGTTTTTTGGAGATTTAAGACATGACAATTCTCGAAGGCGACATCAAGCTGCTCAAGTCCGCCGTGATGGCCGACACCACCGACGGCGGGGGCGCCATGACCGGCACGCCCGTGGTCGATGGACAGAGCAATGCCCTGTTTCCCGACACCTCGGAGATGAACCGGGCGCTGGGCAACGTGGCCGCGCGCAAGCTCTTTGGCGTGGCGCACAGCGACAACGTGGACACGCTGCTGGGCGCGCACGCCATCATCACCGATGCGCCGGACGACCCGCTGGTGCATTGCACCTTGATGCAGACCAAGGGCTGGGCCGACACGCGGGCCACCGCCCAGGACGTGATCGAGCGCTACGTGGTCAAAAGCTCGCGCATCTCTCCTCGCCTGATGGACACGCACTACGAGGGCAGCTTGCAGCTGCGCCTGGTGAGCGCCGCGTCCAATGCGGATTTCCCCCGGGGAGGCGACGCGATCTGCCTGGCCGCGCCGGACGGCCATGAGCAGTATGTGCGTGTGACCAAGGTGGCTTTTGACGTGCAGACCTTTTTCGTCACGGAAGGCACAAGCACCGTCGAGTTCACCGGCACGGTCTGCACCTGCGACCTGGCCGCTCGGCTGGACTACGATTTCATCGGCCCCGAAGTGTCCCGCCTGACGCCAGAGGGCGAGTACACGCTGGTGTACGGCACCACGTATGCCAGCGGCGCGCAGTTCTACGGCATCAAGCCCTTGGCTGCGCCAGCGGCCCCGGGCGACCTGGCGGCGGTGGTGAGCGGCATCTTCACGCCCCTGGTGCCGGCCGCGACCATCGAGACCCCCCTCATCGACGTGTTCCCGTTCCTGGCGCGCCTCGGCCTGACGAACACGGCCACAGGCCCCATCACGCTGGAGGCGGCGACCGTGAGTGTGGCGCCCGGCGCCATCATCACGGCCCCCAGCCCGATGCGTCCGGCCACGGTGTCCCTGAACGCCGGCGGCACGGCCTTTGCCGATGACGGCCTGGGCAACCTCAAGCAGGGCAGCCTGGTCGTGGGCACGGTGGACTATCTGGCCGGGCGCATCCAGTTCCTGGCCTCAAGCCCGAGCTACGGCGCGGGGGGCGCGGCCCTGACCTATACGCCCGCCACGGCGGCAAGCCTCACGCTGCACAGCAGCTACTTTCCCGTCACGCTGGCCAACCAGGGCCTGGCCTACACGAACGTGCTCGCGCCCTTGCCCGCGCCGGGCAGCGTGCGCCTGAGCTTCATGGCCCAGGGCCGTTGGTATGAGCTGGCGGACAACCTGCAGGGCCGGCTGGTGGGCAGCGACCCGGGCTACGGCACGGGCAGCGTCAACTACGCCACCGGCTCGATTTCGATGACGCTCGGGGCGCTGCCGGACGTGGGCAGCTCGCTCCTGCTCGATTGGGGCGAACAGGCCTCGGCCGCTGCCGTGTCCCCGGCCAATCTGCCGGCCAAGCTGGGCACGCTGATTGCCCTGCCAGCGGCCACCGTGCTGAACAGCTTGGCCGTGCAGTGGAGCCGAGGCGCTGTGACCTACCACGCCACGGCCGCCGACGGCGCCGTGGCCGGCGACGCCACGGGCTTTTTTGGCAGCGGCGGTCTCTGGCTGGAGCCGGATGTGTTCCCGGACGGCCCGATCACGGTGGCCGCCAAAGTCACCGATACCGTCATCACGCCAGGCAGCGAAGTGGCGACGATGACCACCGAGAACAGCGCCAGCCGTATCTACCAGTTGCCCGGCAGCCTGCCCATTGCCAGGAACACCTTCAAGGCGTCGGTGCCGGTCACGTACCCGCAAGGCGCTGCGCACCCGGAGAACCCGGTGCCGGTCTTTGACCGCAACGGCGAGGTGTGGCTGGGCTACTACGGCAACCCGGACAGCGCGCAGGCCAACAGCTACGCGGACCACAAGGGCGTGCGGGTGGGCTCGATCAACTACGACACGGGTGTGCTGCAGATCGACAAGTACGTGAATTTGAACCTGTGGCTGGGCCTGGACTACATCAACACCGGCACCTGGATTAGCCGCTCCTACTGGGGCATCGGCCTGAGCATGCAGCAGGTGCAGCTCGGCTCCATCGACGGGTTGCCCGGCCTCTTGTCGTATGCCATGACGCCGCCCACGACGGCACTGGTCGATTCGGTGGTCACGCAGTCGGCGCAGGCGACCAGCTGGACCTCGCGCGCCGCTACCTACGGCCCCGCCATGCTCTCCGGCGGCGCGGTGTTCAGGATGGGAGCGGACCACTACACGCTCTCGGGCGGCGTGCTGCGCAAGGGCTGGAACATTGCCACTGGCGCGCCCGTCGTGGCCAATGCGGGGGTGTTCGAGGCCAGCGGCAAGATGACCGTGACGGCGCTGCCGGCCAGCGGCCTGAACGCGATTGATTGGATCAATGCGGTACAGAATGCCTCGGCGGGCCTGAGCAAGGGCGGGGTGTTTCGCACCGCCAGCGCGCCGCTCAAGACGGGCGTCATGCAGTTAATCGCAGGCTCCAAGGTTGGCACGGCCGGCGATGCAGGCGCCTTGTCGGGCGACTTCACGGGCAGCGTGGACTTTCAGCGCGGCATCGTGTCCTGGGCTTGCACCGACTACCTCGACCCGGCTGCGCTCAGCTACAACGCGGTGTTTTTGCAGTACCTGCCGCTGAGCGGCGCGCTGCTCGGACTGGAAACGGCACGGCTGCCGCTGGACGGGCGGGTGCCGATCTACCGCGCGGGCGACCTGCAGGTGGTGCACAACACGCAGAGCTTTCAACTGCCCAACCCGCTCACCAAGGGCGTGGTGTACAGCGTGGGCCGCACGCGCCTGGCGGCCCTGAAGATCAAGACCGCGACCGAGGCCGTGGTGGACACGAGCCGCTACACCCACGACCTGGACGCCGGGACCGTCACGTTCCCGGCCGGCGCCGACCTGGCCGGCTTGGCCCAGCCCTTTTCGGTGGAGCACCGCATCGAGGACTTGCTGCTGTGCAGCGTAGCCGACATCTCCGGCAAGCTCAGCTTTACCCGCGCTCTGACGCACGCTTACCCGGCCGGCACCTCGTTTGTCTCCAGCGTGCTGGCCATCGGCGACGTGTTTGCGCGGGTGCATGGCGCGCTGGAGCAGGAAACCTGGACTGGGCAGTGGTCGGACGAGCTGATCGGCTCGGCGCCCCTGGCGAACTACAACGAAACGCTGGCGCCTCCGGGCATCACCAACCGGGGCGGCATCACCGAGCGCTGGGCGCTCATCTTTACCAGCTCGACCGCCTTTCGCATCGTCGGCGAGAGCGTCGGCGTGATCGGCACGGGCACCATCAATGCCGACTGCGCGCCGCTCAACCCGGCCACGGGCGCGCCGTACTTCACGCTTGGCGAAACGGGCTGGGGCAGCGGCTGGTCGGCGGGCAACGTGTACCGCTTCAACACGGCCGCCTGCGGCGCCCCGCTCTGGGTGGTGCGCACCGTGCTGCAAGGCCCGGCCACGCTGCTCGATGACAAGTTCGCGCTCGCGTTTCGCGGCGACGTGGACCGTCCCTGATGTTTGCAATTCACCGCACTGGAAATAACCCATGACTTCACCCGTTGACACTTCCGTCAAATTCTTCACCAGCAAGATGCTCGGCGCCCCGGTGCTCAAGGGGCAGGCGGGTAGCCTGATCGCGCTGCTCGACGCCTGCCTGAAAGACGGCTGGGGCATCCAGACCGCTTCCTCGGCCGTCGTGGCCGGGGGCGTGTGCACCATGACGTTTCCGCTCGACCACGCCGCCCCGGTGGACGCCGTGGTGCTGGTGGCTGGTGCGTCCATCGCCGCGCTCAACGGCGAGCAGAAAGTGACGGCCACGGCCCCGAATGTCGTGAAGTTCGCCACGGCTGCGGCCGATGGCGCGGCCACCGGCACCATCACCGCCAAGATGGCGCCGCTGGGCTGGCTCAAGCCCTTCACGGGCACCAATCTGGCGGTGTACAAGTCCGCAGACGTGGCCGCCAACGGGCAATTTTTGCGCGTCAACGACACCGGCACCACGTCTGCGCGGGCCGTGGGGTACGAAACGATGACGGCCATCAGCACGGGCACGGGCCTCTTTCCCACGGCGGCTCAGCTCAGCGGTGGGCTGTACTGGGCGAAGTCTGTGCTGGCTGGCACCGTGCCCGTGGACTGGCTGATCGTAGGTGACAGCCGGTTTTTTGGGGTCTTTACCAGCATCTATCAAGGAAATGGCGCCGGGTACGAAGCCTACAGGGTGCCCATGCTGTTTGGCTTTGGCGACCAGGTGAATCTGGGCCGCAGTGCAGACCCGTTTTGCACGACGGTGTTTGGTAGCACTGACGAGTCCAGCTACACGGCCAGTTACATACTCAGCGCCGGCAACGGCCAGTTTCGCTACATGCCGCGTGCGATCACGGGGATCGGCACATCGGTGCAGGCAACCGCTACGCCGATGTGCGCTCAATTAGGTGCTGACGAGGTGTTTGACCGCATCAGTGGCCGGGTGATGTTCTCGGAGCTGGTGGTCAAAACTGATGAAACCAACTCATGGCGGGCCAAGCTGCCCGGTATGTGCGTGGGGGAAGCGACTTTTATGGAGATGGCGTTTTCACAGTTTGGATTGTTCAAGGCCGGCACCCCGGAAAAGTCCTACCTCTCGGTGCTTACTGCCACTTCCCCGACAGCGTTATCCAGCCTGACGCTAATCGCCATCGACGTGACCGGACCTTGGAGATAAACGCATGGCCGCGCATAAATACTGGCGGGCCGTGGGCCTGTTTGCTGCCGCGCAGTCCGGCAGCGTGCTGGAGCTGGGTGAGTTCCAGCTGTTCAACGGCGCGGCCCGGCTGGACGCGGCGGCCACGCTCACGGCCAACCAAACGCCCAGCAGCGGCACGCTGGCCCAGCTCAAGGACGGCGTGACCTCGGCCGGGCCGGTGTTCCCGGACGGCTGGCTGCTGGTGCTGTCGTGGGCGTTCCCTTCGGCGGTGGAGGTGGACGGCGTGATGCTGGGCGCCCGCGCCACGATTGCCCGGTTTCCCTATTCGGGCCTGATGCTGGGCAGCGACACGGCCGGGGGTGCGGCGCGCACGGTGCGCGGCTTCGGTGCGGCCAAGTTTGTGTCAGGCGCCATGACGCCCATCCTGTCCTTGGGCGGCCCCATCCTCACGCCGCGCCCCATCGTCACCGCCAAGGACTACAGCACCGAGGGCGGCCGGGGCCTGATCACGGGCACCGTCAAGACCACGCCCAACCTGCCGATCTACTGCCGGGTGCGCCTCATCCGCGACATCGACGGCAAGGTCATCCGCGAGACGTGGACCGATCCGGCCACGGGCGCCTACCGCTTTGACTACTTTGATGAGCACTTTTTGTATTCCGTCATCGGCTACCACCCCTCGGGCGCCTTTCGCGCCGTGATCGCTGACGGCCAGGTGCCGGAGCTGATGCCGTGAGCACGCCGCTCTCCCTTGTCGGGCGCAAGGCGCAGCTCCTCGGTCTGCGCGCGGTGCTGGGGCAAGCCGTGTTCTATGCGGGCCTGCCCCCGGCAACGCCGGACGAGGCGCCAGCCGGGGCGCTGCTCGGGCACGTGCTGCTGGCCTCGCCGGCTGGCGTCGTGGGGGACGCCGCAGGGCTGGCGACCTTGACGCTGGACGGCCCGCAGATCGCCAATGCCACGGCCACGGGCGTGATCGGCTTCATCCGCTTTGCCACAGCGGACGGAAGCGGGGTGCTGGACGTGCAGGCCGGGCTGGCAGCCGCAGGACTGCCGGCCGTGGTCAACGCGCTGCAGGTGTATGCCGGCGGCGAAGTGCAGCTGCTGTCGTGCGTGATCAAGCAGTGAGGGCTAGGCGATGAGCACCGACCTGATCTTTTCCCAGCCGCGCCTTACCGGCTCGCCCACGGCGCTGGTCTTTGGCGGCGAAGTGCCCAGCGCGCCCGTCACCATCACGGCCAGCGTGGCGGTGCTGCTGGCGGGCAGCGTGACGGTCGAGGCGGCTGCTGCGTATGACAACCGCGTCAAGCCCATACGCGAGAGCCGGGTGGCGGCGCGGCACCAGAGCGCCACCGCGCAGGTGCGCAATCTGGGCAGCCGATGGGAGGTGAGCCTGCAGCAGCGTGAGGCCGTGCGCCTGCCATGGCAGACGGCCCGGCTTGGCGTGAAGGTGCTCGATGCCGCGTTTTCAACCTCGCTACCGGGGCGCAAGGAGGCAAGCGCGCGCTGGGACACTGCGCGCCCGGCAGAGCGCGCAGCAGGCGTGCGGCACCAGAGCGCGCTGGGCACGGTCAAGAACCCGCAGCATCGCTGGCAGGCGGCGGTGCAGCTCTTTCGCCAAGCGGCGCTTCCCCTGCAGGCGGCGCTGGCCCATGAGCGGCTGCTTGATGCCGCGTGGCTGCAGGCCGAGCGCCAAGCGCGCAACTTCACTGGGCGAAGTGGCGCCAGCGCGCGCTACACCGGCATCGAGTCGATGGCGCTGGGCTGGCAGGTGGCCGGGCAGGCGCGCAATGGCCTGAGCGTGCTGCCGGTGGTGTCCATCCCTGGCGGGGTGATCTACCCGCGCGACACGCACCTGGTGTTCGAGTGCCCGCGCATTGAGGGCTCACCCGTGCACCTGGTGTTCGGTGCGCGGGCGTGCTACCTGCCGCCCATCAATTCCGGCGCCGTCGTGGTGCCCATCCGAAAGACTTACGTGACCATCAATTCAATCGTCCTGCGCCGCGTCGATGGCGATGTGGCCATCCCGACTTATGCCTTTTCGATGTCGCTCGATGTCGATTCATGGACCTGGAGCTGGTCGGCCGCGCTGCCGGCCAGCGCCTTGGACCTGATCCAGCCGGGCAGCAGCGGCGAGCCGGTGGAGGTTGAGGCGTTGGTCAACGGCGTGCCCTACCGGCTGTGCGCCGAGAGCGTGGCCAGTCAGCGCCAGTTCGCCCAGGCGCGCATCAGCGTCAAAGGCCGGGGCAAGGCCGCGCTGCTGGACGCGCCGTATGCGCCCACGCTCAACTTTGGAAACACCGCGCCGCGCACCGCCCAGCAGCTCATGACGGATGTGCTCACGGTCAACGGCGTGGGCATCGGCTGGGCGGTGGACTGGCAGCTCACCGACTGGCTGGTGCCGGGGAGCACCTGGACGGCCCAGGGCAGCTACATCGTTGCCGTCAACCAGATCGCCCAGGCCGCCGGCGGCTACGTGCAGCCGCACGCGACCGAGCAGAGCCTGCGCGTGCTGCCGCGCTATCCCGCAGCGTCCTGGGCCTGGGGCGACGTGGCGCCGGACTTCGAGCTGCCTGCCGCCGTGGTGGCGGTGGAGGGCATCGACTGGACGCGCAAGGCCGTCTACGACCGGGTGTTTGTCAGCGGCACGAAAAACGGCGTGCTCGGCCAGGTGACGCGCGCCGGCACGGCAGGCGCCAGCGTCGCGCCGATGGTGACGGACGCGCTCATCACGCACGCCGATGCGGCACGCCAGCGCGGCCTGGCCGTCTTGTCGGACACGGGCAACCAGGCGTGGGTGACGCTCACGCTGCCGGTGCTCAGCGAGACCGGCCTGATCCAGCCCGGGCAGTTCGTGCGCTACCTGGACGGCGGCCAGAGCCGCCTGGGCTTGGTGCGCAGCACGTCGCTCGCCTGGTCAGCGCCTAAGCTGCGCCAGACCCTGGCCCTTGAAACCCACGTCTGAAAGAGGCAAGCCATGGCCAACATTTTTAAAGCGTTTCTGGATCTGCTGCCGGCGCGGCCGCTGCAGGTGGGCACCGTGCTGTCGGTGGCGGGTGGCATTGCCACCGTCGAGCTTCCCGGCGGCGGGCGGCTGCAGGCACGCGGCCAGGCGAGCAGCGGCCAGCGTGTCTTTGTGCGCGACGGCGTGATCGAGGGCGGCGCGCCCGATCTGCTGATTGAAGTGATCGAGATTTAACAAAAAGAGGAAACCATGAGAAAAAAAGGGAGCGCGGCATGCCTGAGCCGACTTTGACCGCAGCGGCAACGCTGGCCGGCGCGACACTGGCGGTGCCGGCCTTGACCGCCTTTGGCATCCCCCTGGGCCTGCGTCCGGATCTGCTGATCGCCGGGTTTTCTGGCTCGATTGTGGCGATCACGCTGCTCAACACCGTGCCGGCAAATGGCGACACCTGGCGCGAACTGGTGCGCACCAGCCTGCGCCGCGTGGCCGTGGCCATCGCGTCGAGCCTGACGGCCGGCTATGTCACGCCGATGGTGGCGGCGCTCCTGACCTCGGACCCGGCGCTGCTGGGCTCGGGCTTTGTCGTGGGCGCCGGTGCCCAGCAGGCGCTGGCCAAGCTCATCGAGCGCTTTGGCGTGCCAAAAGACGCAGCAGGAGAGGCCGCATGAGCAGTCTGCAAATTCTGCATCTGGCCGCCGGCCTAGTGGTGGTCCTTGAAGCGCTTAACAAGCTGGAGCGCACGGCGCCCTGCCGGCCAGGCCTGAGCGCGCGCTACCGCGTGACCGAGTGGTTGAAAGCCCTGGCCTGGATGCTCTTGGCGCTGGGCGGTGCCGGCGCGGTGGCCGTGCCCGTGCTGCTGGCCCTGGGCGTGCAGGGCGCGGACATGCCGCTCATGCGCCTGGAGCGCCCCACGCTGGCCGAGACGGCCGTGCTGCTGGGCTTTGCCGTCTTGATTATTCGCACCCGAGTGAAAGAAGGCTGACATGGTTCTCACCGCCTCCCAATTGCAGACTGCGTCCGGCTGCAGCGCTCTCAAGGCCGCCGCTTGGCTGGGCCATATACAGCGCGCCTGCGCCATCTTTGCCATCGACACGCCGGCGCGCCTGGCAGCCTTCCTGGCGCAGATCGGGCACGAGTCCTGCCGCCTGGTCTGCGCGCGCGAGATATGGGGGCCGACGCCGGCGCAGCTGCGCTACGAAGGCCGCCTGGACCTGGGCAACGTCCAGCCGGGCGACGGTCGGCGCTTCATGGGCCGGGGCCTGATCCAGGTCACGGGCCGGGCGAACTACTGCGCGGCCCGTGATGGCCTGCGCCAGTTCCTGCAGGACGTGCCCGACCTGGAGCAGCTGCCCGAGCAGCTGGAGCAGCCCGACCTGGCCGCGATGTCGGCGGCGTGGTACTGGCACAGCCGGGGCCTCAACGTGCTGGCCGAGGCGGGCGACTTCGAGCGCATCACGCGAAAGATCAATGGCGCGCTCAACGGCCAGGCCGAGCGCCTGGCGCTCTATGCAGCCGGCAGGCAGGCACTGGCATGAGCGCGCTGGAAAAGCTCCTGGCGGCGCTGGCCGCTGCGGCGGTGCTGGTGGTGGGCGGCGGCGTGTGGCAAACGCATCAGCAGGCCATCGGCGAGGCCCGGGCGACAGCGAGATTCACCGCAGCCATCGAGGCGCAAAAGCGCCTGGCCGCCGCTGAACTGGCGACCGAGGCGGCCCGGGCAGACGCTGCCAGCCAGGCGCTGCAGGATTTCAAAAACACCCAGGAGAAGAAAGATGCTGAAAACCAAAGTGCTGTTGCTGGCCTGGCTGCTCGCCTGCGTGCTGCTGCCCCTGCTGGGCGGCTGCGCGACCCGAACGCTGCCGGATGTGGGCGCGGTGGTGGTGGCGCCCCGGCCGCAGATCCCGCCCGTGCCGGCGCTGGTGCAGGAGGTGAATCCGAAGCCGGTGGGCTACTTTCAGCAGAGCTTACTGGACTACTTTTCGAGCAGGCCCGGGCTGCCGACGCCATCAATCTCGCTTACGCCAGCTGCCGCGCCGATGCGCTGAGCCTGCGCGATGTATTGCGATGAGTGCCGTGCAGACGTCTGCACGGATTTTTTAACTGTGCGCCGCGAAGGATGCGAATGACCTAGAAAAAAGAACAGGGCGACTGGACCGGGTGTGTCACCACCCAGCCCAGCCGCCAATCCACAGAACGCGCCTGTGAGCCAGCCCAAGGCCCTGCCACCTCCCGGGAGGCGGGGCTAGTGTAACCATCTATTACAAGCTCTCACAAACATGGCCTCTCCCATCATTCCCTGGCTCGGCGGCAAGCGCCGTCTTGCCGACACCATCATCCCGCGCTTTCCCGCGCATACCTGCTACGTCGAGGTGTTCGCCGGCGGCGCGGCGCTGTACTTCCTGCGCCAGCCTGCCGAGGTTGAAGTCATCAATGACGTCAACGGCGACGTCATCAATCTGTACCGCGTGGTCAAGAACCACCTGGAAGAATTCGTGCGCCAGTTCAAATGGGCGCTGAGTTCGCGCGAGGTCTTCAAGTGGACGCAGGACACGCCCGGCGAGACCCTCACGGACATTCAGCGCGCCGCCCGCTTTTACTACCTGCAGCACCAGGCGTTCGGCGGCCGGGTGCAGGGGCAGACCTGGGGCACGGCGACCACGGCGCCGGCCGTCAACCTGCTGCGCATCGAGGAGCAGTTGAGCGGGGCGCACCTGCGCCTTTCAAGCGCCTACATCGAGCGGCTGGACTGGAAGGAGTGCATCAAGCGCTACGACCGGCCGCACAGCTTTTTCTACCTGGACCCGCCGTATTGGCAGACCGAAGGCTACGGCGTGCCGTTCCCGTGGGCGGAGTACGAGACCATGGCCACGATGATGCGCGAACTCAAGGGCAAGGCCATGCTCAGCATCAACGATCACCCGGACATCCGGCGCTGCTTTGCAGAATTTCACATTGTTGAGGTGCCGATCAAGTACACGGTGGGCGGCGGCCAGGGCGTAGACCGCACTGAGCTGATCATCAGCAGCTGGGATGTGGCTGCTGAGCCAGCGGGGCTGTTTTAATGCGTGCTTCTATGAGTGCCGTCAAAAGCTGTTATTTGTCATAGATATAATTCGCCGAGCATTTGAGCGCGCGAGGGTACAAGACTTTTATGCTATCCCGCGTAAATCCCGCGACGGCTCGTTAACTTGTTGATTTATAAGAGCTGACGAGTCCCCCCCCGCGCACCACTTCCTGAGGCTTTGCAGCGGCACTTATGCCCGGGCCGTCAGGCAATTGCATGCATCACCGAATGCATTCCAGGTGA